AATAGATAGGTAAATTAGTAATAGCTTCCGTAAATATCAGTATTATTTACTGACATATCTAGAACTTTAGTTTTAGATTCTGTGTCTATATTACCCGGATATGATTTGCTCTCAGATGGTATCTCACCAGGAATATTAGATGAGAGCTTTCCAGAGAATGAATTTTCAAATATTTGTTGATTCTGTGGTTCTTGAGGAGCTCCAGGTTCGAATGAGTACTCATAACGTTTAGCTCTCAATCTGTAAATATAATGACCCAGTAGAGGATTCATGGTTGATACGTCTTGATCAGTTCTTTCTGTAATTTCAAATATTTTAGCTCCTCTACCATTAGGTCTATCACAACCTAGGGGAGAAAGCTGAATTAAATCACCAGATTTAGGCTCAATAACTTGACCGTTATTAATATATCTGTAATATGCCTCTTTATCGTTACCTAAGAGATTATCGAAAATAGAAGGAGAGTCGTTATAGTTTATAAAGTCTCCAGTGCTAGTTCTAATATAGAAATAACCACCAGACATAGTATTAAAAAATGTTTGTATATGAATATAACCTGTTAGCTCGTCATCTGAAGCAAATCCAAACTTAGATAAATTTACAGCATTTTCATTAAGTTCAACATACATCATTATAGACACAGGGCCGTAGAAGATTGCTGTTGGATGCTCTCCGTAGAGAGTATCAGCTGCTGAGAGATTGAATGTATTAATATAATAATTAACAGGAATACCATAACTGTTAATTAGATCGCTAAAAGAAGAATCATATATCAATTGCTCTGCTTGAAAGTTGCCTGGGTTAAAGAACTGACCACAAGCAGGGTTTGCTACTGCTGCAAATACATTTTCAGCAGTACATTGAGATCTACTAGAACTACAGGCCATTGTTTTTCTTTCTATTTCTTAAAATTCCTCTTTGATTACCTTCTTCATCTTCATACATCTCAACTTCAACATTGGAGTTGCCTAATGTTTTAACTCCTGGTTCAAACTGTGTATTATAAAGATCTAAAATAGATAACAAAGGAGGTCCAGCTAACTGTACGTTATTAGATTTGCCTCTACATATATTATCAATTACAGGATGTTTATGAGAATATTCCTTTTTAAAAGCATTTACATGCTTTCTATTGTGAGGATTATCCAATAGCTTTCCATTAGTTCCTGCTCTCAACTTAGCTATGCCGAATAATTGGCTATTTTGCTTAGTAGCATATTCAACCAAATACTCCTTAAAGGTAATCATACTATTATTTATACAAAAAAGCCCGGTAGTCGCTAAACTACCGGGCTTATTCTAATTATTGTTCTAATTATTGTTCAAATGCTGACTTACCAGTCTTGAGCGAACCGACTTTGTTGCTCTTACCCATGTTAGGCTGTTTTGCATTTACAAGAGCGTGACCATGATCACCGTCTTGACCTACTTTGTCTGTATAGGCTGATGTAGCACCACCTGATTGTGTTTTGAGATTACCAACTTTGTTGTTCTTACCGTAGTTAATTTCCTTTGAAAGGTTATCTGCACCGAGATCTTCTTCATCTTCGTCCCAGAAGCCTTCTTCTGCTTCTTCAGTGTCACCTTCTTCGGCATCACCTTCTACTTCAGTGTCACCTTCTTCATCACCAAGGCCCATCTCTTCTTCACCGCCAATAGCAGCTTGAAGAACGTCCATAAGCTTTTGAGCAGTTTCACGGTCAAGTGTGAAAGTAACTTCTTCACCAGTTTCTTCCATTCCTTCACCTTCACCCTCAATGCCGAGAGCGTCAAGTTCACCTACTTCTTCCATTTCTGAACCCATAGGATTGCCAGTACCTGGCTGACCCATGACGTTTTCGTATAGTTTATCAAAGATTGATTTCTTTCTCATAAAATTATTTATGCTAGCCTTGGCAATTTTTCTACTTTCTTGGATAGTTTCTTCATCTTCTTCCCCTTTATAAGTGCCAGCTTTCTTTGCTTTAGCAGCTCCTGCAATTTTTGATGCAGCTTTTTTGCTATATCCAGCTTTTTCAGCCTCTTTCTCTACCTTAGTAAACATTCCTTTTTTAGGCTTGCTTGACTCTTCACCTTCTTCGTCTTCCTCTAAGTTATCTGGCTGTGATAGATTTTTAATGTTATAGAGATTATCTTTTAACTCTTTTTCAGACATCTTCTTTCTATCGATCTTTGAAGGCATATAACCTGCTGTTTCAAGAGGACCACCCTTAATTAAAGGAGCTTCACCAATTTCACCTGGCTTGACCATAGGTCCAGTTTTACCTTCCGATACTAGCTTATGCTTCATGTTGTTCAACATTCCTCCATAAACTTGCCCAATACTTGCGAAGTCGTTTTGTTTTGACATATATATATTTATAGAATATGCCCAAAAAGTCCGACAAAACTGAGTTTTATTTAGGAAATCCCAATCTCCCAGCAGCTGGAGCAGTAATAGCCTATGAGCCGTGGATGGTAAAGGAGCTTAAAAAAGCAAAAGATAATATATTATATTTTGCAGAAAATTTCTTCTATATTATCAACCTAGATAGAGGTAGAGAAAAAATAAAAATGCACTCTTGTCAAAAGCGAGCTATTCGTAAGATGAGAGATAATAGATTCTTTATTCTCCTAGCATCTAGACAGATTGGTAAATCAACAATGATGACCATCTATATTTTATGGCAGGCTTGCTTTATGGATGATCAGAGAATTCTTCTAGTAGCAAACAAAGAAGCTACTGCTATTGAAATCTTTCAACGAGTACGTCTAGCGTTCGAAGAACTTCCAGTATGGCTAAAGCCAGGTGTTAAAGAATACGGTAAAACCTCAATGACATTAGATAATGGTAGTAGGATAGGTATTACAACTACAACTGGTACTGCTGCTCGTGGTCAGTCTGTAAACTGTCTTGTGATTGATGAAATGGCTTTCATTGAACCTCACTTAGTAGAAGAGTTCTGGAAATCTGTTTTTCCTATTATTACATCATCCAAGAAATCTAAAGTCTTTGTATGCTCTACTTCTAATGGTACAGATAACCTTTTTTATAAATTATTTGATGGTGCTGAAAAGGGAGAGAATGGATGGGCGTACGATAAGATTAAGTGGGATGAGATACCAGGTAGGGATGAAAAATGGGCTGCTAATACTAGACAGGCTATCGGATCCATAGAAGCGTGGTTGCAAGAGTTTGAATGTCAGTTCTTATCCTCAGGTGAATCGTCTATTGATGAAGCTCTCTTCTTAGAGATGTCACAGAAATGTGTTGAGCCTAAAATACTATTAGATGAAGGAAGTTATAGAATATGGGAAGAGCCTGATTCTTCAAGAGTGTATGTAGCAGGTGTTGATATTTCTGAAGGTGTTGGAGTAGATGCTTCTGTTATGCAAATTTTAGACATTACAGATTTAAAGGATATAAGACAAGTAGCAACTTATCACAATAGACACATACCACCACTAGAGTTCGCTAACAAAGTACACACTATTCTAAAAAACTGGGGCTCGCCTTTAGCTTTAATAGAAAGAAATAATTGCGGTGCTCAGGTAGTAGATAGATTAGCATTTGATATGGGGTACGAGAAAGTTGTATCGTATGGAGCAAAGGTTGCAAATAGAGCTAAGCCTCAAATGGGTATGATAGCTCACACTAACACCAAATATAAAGGTGTTATGAATATGCGATATTTTATAAACGAAATGCGATCCGTTACTATTAAAGATATTGATACTCTAAAAGAACTTAAAGATTTTGTAAGGTATCCCAATGGTACCTGGAAAGCTAAAGGTGGATATCATGATGATAGAGTAATGTCACTGATGTATGCTCTGTTTATTTTAGAAAAAGAACTAACAGAGCGGTATTTTGAGATAGTAGAATTAGATGATCATGGAAAACCAAGCTTTATAGAACCTATGGATTTTGGTGTAGCTATGTTCGAAGACCCTACTTCTATATATAATGATTTTGAAGTAGTAGGACTAAATAACACATATATGACACCTGTTGTGTTTGGCATGGGTGACTCAGAACAAGTAGCAGAAATGGAATTCTTACAACAAGACGGCTGGACGACACTATGAGCAACACTAATATATATAAACAATCTGTTCTCAACAAATCACGCGTTGATAAGTTTAAGCTGGTGTTTCAGGTCCCTAATGCTTTAAAAGGTTCAAATAACATTAGTAGAACTAACAGCACGGTAATACAAGACAGTATGCAGTTTTCAATTTACGGTACTGTTGTACCTGCTATTACAGTACCTGCTCTAGAAATAAGATATTCAGGAAGCACTCTTTATAATTCTTCTCATAATAAATCTCCGTATCCTCCCGTTACTGTAAATTTTACCATCGATAATGAATATACCAACTATTGGGTAATATATAAATGGTTAGACCTCTTACACAGTCAGAAAGAAGGAATTTTTGATGAAAACGATGTAATATCAGATAATGATTTTAGAGATTATCAAACAGATCTTACCATATACGGACTTGATGAATTTGATAATGAAAAAATACAGTTCGTTTATACAAAAGCTTTTCCTACTGATTTAGGAGGTATCAACTTCAACTATAGGGAATCTAACGAAATAGAGTCTTCCTTTACTTTTGTATACTCCCAACTACATACTTATCTTTTAAATTAAAAAATTGTACTGAAATGCCATAAATAATTACATGGCTATAAGAACAATTAATTCTCCAGGTGTTGAAATAGGTGAACGCGATTTATCACTGAGAGTACCAACAAGAGCAGGTACTAATGTTTATATTACAGGATTCTCACAGCAAGGTCCTTACGACGAAGTATTGGACGTTTCATCCTATACAGAGTTTGAAGATATTTACGGTACACCAAAAACTCCTGCAGAAAGATACTTCTCTCACACTGTTAAGGCAGCGTTTGACTCAACAGCAAGAATTAAAGTAAACAGACTACCTTATGGTGGTGGATCTGGTCAGGGATTTGGTTCTTTATATAGCATTTTAGCCTACCCTGTAAAGGTATATGGCACTAACGGAGCCGCACTAACCGGTGGCGGTACAACAAATTTAAGCGCCTTTGATGCTGCATCTTATGTTTTAGGAGCTCCAACACAGTATACAGCTACCGAAGATCAATACTTAGCATTACGCAATGGTACTATCTTCAGCGGCGGTAAGTGGAGTTCAAGTGCTAAGACATCTTTTGCGGGTCTTAGCGATCTTGGAAGTGCAGGTCTTATAGTCATTAATAGCGGACAAACCACCATCGATAATAAGTTTTACGGATTTTATTTAGGACTTAAAGATAATACTGATTTAAATCCAGCTACTGATTATACATCTATTCGCGGTATTCAAACAGCTCAGAAAAAACCTGACGCGGACGGTATTACGCCTCCTGAATATATTAATATACCTACATCAAGATTTGCATTCGGTCTTACAGCAACTAATGCTTCGGGTAATAACCCATCTCTCAATACTGTTTCGCAAGTAATGGAGGAGAAAATAGCAGCGGTAGATGTAAGTACCAATTTATATAAAGATACTTTAAATTTAGGTATCTTCAAACTCAGACAATCCATATTCAGCAATGATGTTACTCAACTAGATTATGCTCTTGATGAGGGTTATAATGGATCGATAGGATATTATAGAAAAACAACTACCCTACAAGGTGGTACTCCAGTAAACTTCTTCTTAGAAAATGTAGAAAACACTTCTCGTAATATTGAAGTTCTAGTTAACCCTTATATCTCTGACTTCTTTACCGGAATTCAAGTTAGTTCAGACGGCATACCTAAAAAGACCGCTAGAGTATATTCGCAAAAGCTAATTGATAGTGTTGTATCTACTAACAGTATATATACTTCTATTCTTTCTGCTAATACTAATATATTTATCATACCTTCAGTACCTACAACGTTTGATACTCTTACTAGTAATATTCAGAATACATATAACCTTAATGTACCTTCTAAATTTAGATTTAATATCGCTACTAAAATACCTGCTGCATCAGCAACCGCGGGTAGAACTACTTTCCCAACAGTAAGTAGTTCGTTGTTTAGCTTGGTTTCTAGTACAAATGTTAGAACAATTTCAGGGTTTTCTAATACAGATTACGGTTACTGGGGCATTAACTTTACAAACTTACAGACTTTAACGGCTGATACAGTTATTAAAACTGCTGATTCATTATTCCCATTAGGAGCTTATAGTGAAGTGGAACTAGAAGATAAGAAAGTTGGTAATATACCTGCTAAGCTTTCAAGAGCCCTTGAGACTATAAGAAACGATGAAGTTT